CTCCGATGCCTTTTAATCCTTGCATGGGTCAGCCCATGATGGGGCAAATGGGGTATGGAAACCCAATGCAATTTCAAAGTGGCAACAACTCCACTTCAGGATTCAGCATTGATCCTACCCAAGCTTGGACACCTCCTCCTCCGCCCACAACTCCACCGAGCTTAGAGCATGAGGAAGAGCGAGAGCGCATGGCAAATGCAAGGGCAAGTGTAAATGTTTAGTTTTCTCAACCCATGGTTCATCATTGGCGCAATTTGTGCTATTTTAGGAGTGTACTTTTATGGACATCATCAAGGCTATGAGCAACGTGTTGCAGAAGATCAAGCAGAAATTATCCGACTTAATGACGAAGCTCGGGCAAAAGAAGCAGAACTGAACAAGAAGTTAACAGGCGTAACCACTGCACTTGTAAAGGCGAGAAATGATGTTAAAACAAAGCAGTCTAGTATTAATTCTAGGATTGACTCTGGCGAGTTGCGCCTCCCCTCCAGTTGTCCCGTTCAAGCCACCACAGATGCCACCTCTCCCAGAGGAGATTCAACCGATGCAAGCGAATCTGAGCGAGAGACTATTAAGGCTCTTGCAAGTATCGCAGCAGACGGGGACATCGCCATCACCCAGCTCAACGCCTGTATCGACACCTACAACAAAGTAAGGGAGATGGTTAATGTTAAGCCCTGAGAAGCTCAATCAGCTCGGGATAGGTGCTGAATGGTCAGAGCCATTGACTACAACTTTTACTACGTTTGGGATGAACGATGTCAAGAAGCAGGCAGCTTTTATCGGACAGTGCAGCCACGAGTGCAACCGTTTCAAAACATTGGAAGAAAACCTCAACTATCGAGCCGAAACCTTACAAAAGCTCTTTGGACACAAGTTTCAACCCAATGAGTTTGCCCTTTACGCCCACCAGCCCGAGAAGATTGCCAACAGAATTTACGCCAATCGAATGGGAAACCGTGATGAAAAATCAGGAGATGGTTGGCGGTTTCATGGTCGGGGCTGTATTCAGTTGACTGGACACGATAACTATTACCACTTTGGGCAGTCAGTCCAGAGGGATATGGTCAAAGAACCGCAACTTGTTGCGACCCCAATGTATGCTGCTTTGTCTGCTGGGTGGTTCTGGAAGACTCATGGATGCAACGATCTGGCTGAAGCGCAGAACTGGGAGGGCTTAACAAAACGCATAAATGGTGGTACATTTGGTCTTGAAGAACGTATAAAATTAACCCAACACGCCCTTTCCGTTTTAGGCGGTTAACATGCCATTTTCGAAAATAATCTTCAAACCTGGGGTGAATAAAGAAAATACCCGCTACTACAATGAAGGCGGGTGGTATGAGAGCCAGTGGGTTAGATTCCGTCAAGGAAGTCCAGAGAAGATTGGTGGCTGGACGCAGTATTCTCCAAATACATTTTTAGGCGTTTGCCGTTCCCTTTGGAACTGGATCACGCTATCATTCCTAAACTTGGTAGGTGTGGGTACTAATTTAAAGTACTATCTCACTTACGGCACAGCTTATTACGATATCACCCCAATAAGAACCACATTGACTTTGGGTTCAAACCCATTTGCAACGGTTTCTGGGTCAAACATAGTCACTGTCACAGCCGCATCTAATGGCGCAATTATCAATGACTTTGTGATATTCAGCGGTGCTACAGCCGTAGCGGGGCTTACCATCAACGGTGAGTACCAGGTTCTTACGACACCAACGACCAACACGTTTACAATCAATGCGGGGTCAAATGCATCATCGACCACAACAGGTGGCGGTAGCTCTGTGGTTGCACAGTTTCAAATTAACACTGGCCCTGCCACACAGACTCCTTTCAATGGATGGGGCGCTGGTAACTTTGGCCTTGGGCCTTGGGGTACAGGTCAGACCGTCAAGAATAACTTACAGATTTGGAACGCCTACAACTTTGGTGAGAACTTGATATTTGGCCCCCGTGGTGGGGGTATTTACTACTGGACTGCTTCTGGCGGCGTCACAACCCGAGGCGTGCTTCTTAATAGTATAGGTGGTTCAGTCACGATCTCTTATGCTTCCCCTGCGGTAGTTGTGTCTGGCGTTACCCTACCCAACAATAGCGCCATACAGCTTGGAGTTACGGGCGGCAGTTTGCCCAGTGGCCTATCTACAAATACCACATATTATGTGATTAACGTATCTGGTACACAGTTTAATCTTTCCGCCACTCAAGGTGGTTCAGCCATTAATACAAGCAGCGCAGGCTCTGGTACGTTTTACATTTCTGATCTGGTAGATGTTCCGTTGTACCAAAACTATCTACAGGTTTCTGATGCATCTAATTTTGTGCTTGTGTTTGGGACTAACGGGATTGGTACGAATACGCTAGACCCCATGTTGATCCGCTGGTCTGACCAACAAAATCCTTTGGTATGGTATCCAGATATTACCAACCAAGCAGGGGATGTGCGCTTGTCTCACGGCTCCCAGATCGTCACTGCCATTCAAACCCGTCAAGAGATATTTGTATTGACTGATGCGGCTTGTTACTCCCTTCAATATCTTGGCCCTCCTTATGTGTGGGGTACGCAGTTACTAGGCGAGAACACTACTATTGTCGGCCCCAATGCGGCTGTTTATGCATCTGGCGTTGTGTACTGGATGGGCATTGACAAGTTCTATATGTACGATGGACGGGTGCAAACGCTTAACTGCGACCTACGCCGCTTTGTCTTCCAAAATATTAACTACAACCAAAATCAACAAGTTTACTGTAGCACTGTAGAAGGCTTTAACGAAGTCTGGTGGTTCTATGTATCTGGCACTAGTGACACCATGAATAGTTATGTTGTTTATAACTATGTTGAAAAGAACTGGTATTACGGCTCTATTGCCAGGACTGCCTGGCTCGATACCACGCTCCAGAATAATCCAATTGGCGCTACTTATAACGGGTATCTCTGCAACCAAGAAAGCGGTGTAGACAATAATGAGACAGGCACAATCCAGTCAATAGATGCCTACATATCTTCTTCCGAGTTTGACATTGGAGACGGAGATCATTTTGTCTTTATTGACAGGATACTCCCAGACTTGACTTTTGCGGGTTCATCAAACTCACCCACGCCAGCCACAACGATGACGTTGATTGCCTTGACCGATTCAGGCTCGGGTGCTACCCAGACCAAAAACAACACGGTCAACTACACCTCAACTTACAACATTACCGAAGAATTTACTGGGCAGGTGTATACCCGTATCCGTGGCCGCCAGATGATCTTTAAGATGGAGTCCAATCAGATTGGTACGACTTGGCAGTTGGGTGCTCCTCGCTTTAATATTAGACCCGATGGACGCAGATAATGGCTACAAAACCAATCAACCCTGCGCCACCGAACCTGCCCCTTGCGCCCGATCAATACGACAGGCAGTACGGGGATAAGCTCAATAACGTCTTGCGTTTGTTTTTTAACCAGTTAAATGATATCTTGACTACGCTGGTTTCAACGTACATCACCAACACATCTATCGTAACAGTGGCCAAACTACCTACCGCATCCATGACCAATGCAGGAACTAGAACTTTTGTGTCGGATGCAACATCTACGACTTTTGGGTCAACTGTGGTTGGTGGCGGCACAAATACCGTGCCTGTTTACTCGACAGGCACTAGCTGGAAGATAGGTTAAATGGTAAACTGGAACATATTCTTGGAGCAAACATGAGCTTCTTAGCAGACCCCCTAGGTAATATATCTGGCGCTATCAGTAACGTCGGTAAAGGCATCGCCAACGCAACCAAAAATCCATTGGTTGACATGGCCGCGGCTGCCGCTTTAGATTATTTTACTGGTGGCGCGGCTGGTGTTTTGGGCGAGACTGGGGCTATGGGGAGCATTACTGGGCTTGGAGCCGCAGGCAACGCGGCTTTGCTCACAGGTGGTATTGCAGGTTTAGCATCGGGTAATTTGTCTCAAGGTTTGATGGCGGGCTTGGCAGGATACACAGGCGCTAGTGCAGGCGAAAGTTTGGGCATGGGCGGTTATGGGGCTCCCCCTAGTTCTGGCCTT